TCGAGGGCGCCGAGGGGCGCCGCCCTGATCCAGGCGCTCCCGGTCATTGGCGAGCCTTCCGGTTCGGTCGGTGATGGATCGACTTGGCGGAGAGGGAGGCCGCCGTGCCGTCGCACGGGAGGATTCGTGATTGCACGTGTCCGCACTCGAATACGCTTGCAGGCTAGGGGTTTCGTGATTGCATCCAAGTGTTGACACGTGCAGACATAAGCGGTACTGTCTCGCTCCCTACTGTGGGTTAATCGTGGGTTCAACGGGAGCGAGACAATGGCGAATCTGAATGCGGCGATTGTGCGGAATGCGACGGCCCCGGGCAAGTACCACGACGGCGCCGGACTCATGCTGATCGTGAACAAGGGCGGATCGCGTAACTGGATCCAGCGGTTGACGGTGCACGGGAAGCGGCGAGACATCGGACTCGGCGCGTATCCGGCCGTGACCCTGGCGGCGGCCCGGGCGAAGGCAGCGGAGAACAAGCAGATCGCGCGCAACGGCGGGAACCCGGTTGTGCACCGGGACCGCGGCGGCGAGCCGACGTTCGAGGGCGCCGCGATCGCGGTCCATGAGATCCAAGCGCCTGGTTGGCGCAACCCGAAGCACGCGGCGCAATGGATCTCGACGTTGCGCCAGTACGTCTTTCCGACCCTGGCCGATCGGCCCGTGTCGACCATTACCACGGCCGATCTCATGGCCGTACTCATGCCTATTTGGTGGGAACGGCCGGAGACTGCCCGGCGCGTGCGGCAGCGTATCGGCGCCGTCATGCGATGGACCGTTGCCCAAGGCCATCGGCCAGACAACCCCGCCGGCGACGTTCTGAGCGCCGTACTGCCGCGTCAACGCAATGGTGCCGGTGCACGGCAGCATCATCGTGCCCTGCCCTATGACGCGGTAGCGGGCGCCCTGGCGCGCGTGCGAGCCTCGAAGCGTGCGAGCCTCGCGACGAAGCTCGCCTTCGAGTTCCTGGTACTGACCGCGGCACGGTCCGGCGAAGTCCGGGCGGCGACGTGGGGAGAGATCGACATGGACGCGGCGACGTGGACCGTCCCGGCGGCGCGGATGAAGGCCGGTCGCGAACATCGCGTACCGTTGTCTCCGGCGGCGCTCGACGTCCTTCGCCAAGCGGACGCGCAGTACCGCGCCAAGGGTTCGGCCCTGGTTTTCCCGTCCGTGACGGGCAGGACGCTATCTGACTCCACGATCAGCAAGCTGATTCGCGAGCTCGGGATCAAGGCCGTACCGCACGGGTTCCGATCAAGCTTCCGGGATTGGGCAGCGGAATGCACGGCGACTCCGCACGCTGTCATGGAAGCTGCCCTTGCGCATACCATCCCGAACCGCACCGAAGCAGCGTATGCTCGCAGTGACCTATTCGACCGCCGGCGGGCGCTCATGGACGCCTGGGCGGATTATCTCGGGAGGGCGGATCATGACTGATTGGAACGAACCGAGAGCCTTCGCTCGGGAATTGATCGAACGGATGGGCGGTAGCGATGCTGCACAACGTCAAATGACCTTGGCGGAAAGATGCGATCATGCTGCCAAGATGATGGTTGAACAAGCGATCGAGATCATATCGAAAGAGCTCGGGGGGGATTCGTACTGGACGCTCCATCAACTAGTGTTTACTCAACTCCCGCCCTTCGATTGGGAACCTTTTGTGAACCCCAAGGAAGGAAGTCCCGGACTCCGTAATCTGGAATCTTCGATCGTTGTGTTGACGATGAATGTCTGCATGTACGGGACTCCGAACAGGACAGACAAGCCGAAGAAGATGGGAGTGAAACCCGCCGCCCGATTCGTGGCCGGCATACTGACCGCCGAGGGCATCCAGATGAGTCCGGAGAAAGCAGCGCGGTTGTATCGCCGCGATGCAGACACGATCGAGCTCATGATGGCCGCACGGCCCGGAGTGATTCCGAGTCCGGCCGCTAACCCGCCCCGTTGGCGGCCGGAAAGGTGAAGCGTACCTAGTCACGGTTTACCGTAGCGGAGGGATCAACAACCCCCCCCTATTCTTGATCCCGCATAGTGCAGTATATGGGTACTCCCCTTGTTCAAACGGGAGTACTCGAAATGGCACAGCTTCTCCGAATTCGCGACGTGTGCGCGCGAACAACCCTCTCCCAAGGCACGATCTACAAGCGCATCCGGGAGGGCACGTTCCCACGTGGAAAGCGCCTTGGTGGCCAAGCCGTTGCGTGGCTGGAATCGGACGTGGATGAATGGATCGGGCAGCAATTGGAAGCCGATCCCGATGACTGGTTGACGCCTGACCGAAAGGCGAAGATGGAATCGGCGCGTCTTCACGTCGTGAAGACGTCATGAGCGCCCCGGCATTCGACGCGCGCGCGTGGCGCGACGAGGGCATTCGAGCGCTCGGCTACTCGGCTTGCGCGGCATTGTTCCCGACCGGGATCGATCCTCCCGTCCCGAAACCGGCCCTGGCGCCCGTGAGCGCCGTCCTGCCGTCCGTTGAGGCTCGCGGCGGTAGGGCGGTAGCGGTTCAACGGGAGATGCCCTTCCTGGCGGCCCTGGACCGCTTGGAGCCTTCCTTACCGCGCGCGCGAGCTCGGGAGATTCGCATGTCGATCGACCGGCATCCCGGGTTGATCGACCGCGAACGGCGAGTACTCCGCTACGGCATCCTCCCGCGATGCCGTGCGGAGCTACATGCCTGGCCAGGACATCGGCGCCTAGCCCTCGATACGGGACTGTCTGAGCGCACGGTTGCCCGTGCGCTCGATGGTCTCCGGAGGAAGGGCGCCATCACGTGCCAGCATCGAGGGCGCCGATCGTACAAGGGCGGTCGCACGTCGAACCACTATGGCATCCAACTGTCGTTTTTTTTCGGGCATGGTGGCAATCAACCTGTCGATCCGAATGATGCACGTGGGGATTCAGTCTCGGGCCGGAGTGCACGTGTCCGCACTCCCGGAATCGCGCAAGGTGGCGAACAAACCAGGAACCACAAGAACCCCCCCCACCCCCCCCCCGGAGAGTCAACGGCAGAGTCAACCCCGGTTCGGCATGGTGGCGACGGCGCCGGCACCGGCCCGCCGTGCCCACGATGCGGTACGGCGCTCACGATCCAGCGCGAACCGGAGGGCATCATGACCTTCTGTTTGGCGTGCGGGTTCAATGGTGGTATCAAGCATTTGCATAGCAGCGCACAAGCTGACACTTGTAGACAGAACGTTGCAACGTCTAGGTCGGCAGCTATACGATCCCGGTCGGGAGTAACCCCGGTTGAGCGCCGGCGACGAAGGCGAACCCGCCGCCGTCAGACTCAAGGGAACCCTGGGTTCGATCGACAGGCACCGCCCTGAAACCGTAGTGTGAGGACTCGAATTTTCTACCGGCCGGAGGGCGGCCGGTGACTCGGAACGGAATCGTGACGATGGCCATGACCGGAGCCGAACGGAGCCAGCGCTTCCGCGACCGGGAGAAAGCCCGGACGGCGCCCGGCGCCCCGTGGCTGTTCCCGGAGCTGGTACCGCCGGCGCCGCCGGCCGCCCCGCCTCCGAAGACAACGGAGGCTCAACGCAAGGCCAGCAAGGAATCCTCCAAGCGGCATCGCGATCGGAAGGCGAAGCAGTCCGGGAAGCTGGCGCCGATCGGAGATCCGGATCGTCCCGACGTGGACGGGTTGATCGCCTGGTTGGCGAAGAATCTCAAAGTGAGTCAAGGGCGCCGGACCGGCGAAGCCTTTTCGATCCTGCCCTGGCAAGCTGAATTCCTGGATGGTGCCCTGGCGCCGCGTGTCTTCGATGCGGCGCTTTCGATGGCACGCGGTAACGGTAAGTCCACGTTTGCGGCGGCCGTCATGGTGGCGGCGCTTGTCGGCCCGCTTCGCCAGCCTCGCGGCGAGGTTCTGCTTGTCGCATCATCCTTCGCGCAAGCGCGCATCGTTTATGAGCATGTCCTTGCATTCGTTCAACCCTGGATCGAGGCTCGCGCGCTTGACTGGAAGATCGAAGACAGTTCCCAGCGCGCCAGCATCACACACAAGCCAAGCGGCGCGAGGGTTCGTTGTATCGGTTCAGATCCGAAACGTGCGCATGGACTGGCACCGGCTTTCTGTGTGTTGGATGAACCCTCACAATGGCCGGAGAATACCGGCGCGAAGATGCTCGCGGCGATCGAAACCGCGGCCGGGAAAGTGCCTGGTTCGCGCCGATGGCTGATCGGAACGAAGCACGACGATACCGAGCATTTTTTCAGCAAAGCCCTGCGAGCCGGGGCGGATTTTTCGATGGTCTTCAGCGGCGACGTCGAACATTGGGACGAACCCGACGAATGGGCAGCGGCGAATCCTTCGCTTCAATGGATGCCTGACTTGCGGCTCGTGATGGAATCCGAATGCGCGAAAGCGAAGGCCGATCCGGATCGGCTCGCATCGTTCAAGGCGTTGCGGCTCAATGGTGGCGTGGCCGATGTGCAGCATCGTCAACTACTGGAAGCCGACGTTTGGGCACGTATCGAAAGCGAGGATGCCGAGCGCACCGGCGAGTACGCGCTTGGCGTGGACCTTGGCGGCGGCGCCGCAATGACGGCATTCGCGGGGTTCTGGATCGAAACCGGGAGACTGGAAGCGCTCGCATCGTTCCCGGGCGAACCGGGGTTGAAGGTTCGTGGGAAGATGGATGGCGTTGCAGATCTCTATCAGCGGATGGCCGAACGGGGCGAGCTACTGCAAACTGGCAAGCACGCGGTTGATATTGTCGAAACCTTGAAGATCGTCCGGGACCGATGGGGTTTGCCATCCTGCCTGATCGCCGATCGATGGAAGGAACGGGACTTGCGCGAAGCGTTGCATCGCGCGAATTGGCCAAGGATGCCGTTGATCCTCCGTGGGCAGGGTTTCAAGGATGGCGGCGAAGACGTTGCCAATTTCCGGCGCGCGGTACTGGAAGGGCATGTTTCGCCTCCGAAGAATCTTCTGCTTCGGGCAGCAATGCGAGAAAGCCGAACCCTGGCCGATCCTGCCCGAAACGAAAAGCTGGCCAAGCAAACGCAAGGCGGGCGCCGGGCGCGTGCCCGTGATGATGCCGCCGCGGCGGCGATTCTGGCCGTCGCCGAAGGCTACCGCGAAACGATGCGGCGCTCTGGCGCCGGAAGGTAACTGGCAGTTAACGATGGCTGGACGACGAGGGAAAGGCATCTACGCGAGTCGGGCATGGACGATCATCCGGTCCCAAGTCTTCGCACGGGATCAGTACCGTTGTGTCCGGTGCGGAAAGGGAGGGCGCTTGGAGTGCGATCATGTCGTGCCAGTAGCCAAGGGCGGCGCTCAATTCGACATGTCGAATCTACGAACGTTGTGCCGGGGTTGTCATGTTGAGATCACGGCCAAGCAGAATCGGAAACCGCCGTCGCCGCAAAGGATGGCATGGGATCGTCTTGTAGAGGCTCTATAGAGTCCGGGAGAAAGTCATGTTGAAGTCACAGGAAAAGCAATTGCGCGCGAGCGAGATCCGCCAGCGCTTGAACGAGCTCGCGGGGAAGGACACGCTGACCGCCGAGGAGCGCGCCGACGTCGATACCCTGAGCGCCGAGCTCGCGACGGTCGAAACCCAATACCGCGCGGCGGTCCGGGCGGAAGAAACCGAGGCTCGCGACCATCGCGCGGCGCATGATGGCGAGGGCGCCGAGCAACGGGCGCTCATGTCCAGCGTGCGGCTCGGGCGGTATCTGCAAGCGGCCGTCGAATCGCGGGCCGTGGACGGTCGCGAGGGCGAGCTCAACGCGAGTCTCAACATGGCCGCCGCCGGCATCCTGCCTTGGGCGGCGCTCGACCCGGGCGAGATCCGGGCGGCCCCGGAAGCGCGCCAAGACACGGCCGTTACGGGACTCCCGGCCGCGGATCGACAGACCATCCAGAATTCCATCCTCGCACGCGTCTTCGCGAGATCGACCGCCGCATACTTGCGCGTGGACATGCCATCGGTCGGGGTTGGCGAAGCCAGCTATCCCGTGTTCGCGACCGGCGGCGATGCCGAAATGCGGGCGCCCGGAGTTCGGAAGGATGCCGAAGCGGCGACGTTCACGGCGGAGATCTGCACTCCGCACCGGGTGAGCGCGAGATATTTGTGGCGGCTCGAGGATGCGGCGATCCTGGCCGGCATGGAATCGGCACTACGCGAAGATCTGAGCATGGCCATGACGGATCGGATCGACGTGCAGATCCTGGCCGGCGACGGCAACGGGGCGAATCTCTCCGGGTTCTTCGATGCCGCCCCCGGCGGCCCGCTGGATGCGGCGGCGGTAGCGGCGGATTCCGACGATGTGAGCCCGCCCGCGAAGGCAGCGGACTTCGATTCAGTGACCCGGATCGTCCGGGATCAAGTCGATGGCAAGTATGCCGAAGCTGAGGGCGCCTTGAGGCTTCTGGTTGGCAAGGAATGGTACAGGTTCGCCGGCGGACTCTACCGGGCGATCGAGGGCGATGTGAGCGTGAACGACTACCTTCGGACTCGCCTGGAAGGCTACCGCGTCAACGAGAACGTGATATACAGCGGCGGCGCCCGCAAGCTGGCAAACGGGTTGACCGTTCGAGGAACGCAACGGGCGGCCGTGGCGCCGATTTGGGAGGGCGTCCGGCTGATCCGCGATGAGATTTCGGGCGCCGCTTCCGGCGAGGTTGCGTTGACCGCGATCGCGATGGTCGATTTCGCCGTGCTTCGCAAGGAACAGTATCGCTACATCAAGATCCCGACCGCGTAGCTGTTCGTATCGAGGATGCAAACATGAACGAACAGGAATACCGCTACGCGGAATTCGAGTTCCGGGCGGCGAGTGAAAGCTCGTCGCCTGGTACTTTGGCCGGAGTCGCGATGCGCTACGGGACGGTCGCGGATCTAGGTGGCGGACTCATGGAACGGTTCATGCCGGGCGCCTTCGGCCCGGACCCTGGCCGTCGCGATGTACTCGCGAATTGGCAGCATTCGCGCGAGTCGCCATTAGGCCGGACGGGCGGCGGCGGATTGACGTTGACGGACGGCCCGGACGCGCTTCGAGCCGAGCTTGTCTTGCCTGACACGATGGCCGGCCGCGACGTGGCGACCTTGGCGGACCGTGGCGTGCTTCGGGGTTTCAGCGTGGAATTCCGATCGCTTTCGGATGGGTTCGATCGTGGCGTGCGAGTCGTTACCGGCGCCGTCTTGACCGGACTCGCCATCGTTGACCGGCCCGCGTATGGCGATGCACTCGCGAGCCTCCGGTCCCGTGCGCTCGATGCCGCGATGCCGCGCCGGAGGATTTGGCTATGAGTGCGACACCCGAAGAAGCGAAGGCGTACCGGGAAGACGCTGACGCGCGCGCGCTCGGCGTCGCGAAGGAAGCGGATTGCGACGTGGGCAAGGCCAAGGTGGCGATCACCCTGGCCGATGAGTACGCACCGGACGCGCCGATCGACCTTCGCGATGAAGCGGCGACGCGCGCCGCCGCCTGGCTACGGGACATGTCTCCGGCGCTCGCAAGCGAAGCGGAGACATACGAATCCGGTCGTTCGCACTCTCGCCAGTACCGGACCGCCGCGGCGAATCCGCTACGCGCCTCCGGTGGCATGGCGATCCTGGCGAAGTACGTCGTGCGGAGGGCAGTATGATGCGATGGCCTTGGCGACGTGCGGAAGCTCGGGACGGTAACGGCGCGATAGAGTCAAGATCGAGCGCCGACTATACGGACGTTCTGACCGCACTACTGACCGCCCGGGCGGAAGGCGGTCCGGTCGATCCGGCGGCGACGGCGGCGCTTGAGTGTGCGGCGGGTTTGGTGTCCCGATCCTTTGCCGCCGCGACGGTTTCACCGGCGGGCGCGCGAACGGCGGCCCTGAAGCCTTCTGTACTGGCGTCTATCGGGCGCCAGCTAATCCGGCATGGCGACGTCCTGTTTGCGATCCGCGTGCGGCAGGACCGCGTACAGGCTCTCCCGGTGCCGCATTGGGAGGTACGCGGCGGTCCCGATCCTGATTCATGGTGGTATCGGATCGATCTTCCGGCCCCGGACACTACCGGCACGATGAGCGTGCCGGCGGCCGGAGTACTTCACTTCCGATTCGCCTTCGACCATCGGCGCCCTTGGGAGGGCATCGCGCCGCTTTCGTGGGCATCCAGTACCGGCAAGCTCTCCGGTGCGCTCGAACAGGCTCTAGGTGGCGAAGCGGCCGGCCCCTTCGGACACTTGATCCCGTTGCCCGACGTGGCGACAGACAAGACGGCACTCAAGGCGGATCTCGAGAAACTCCGGGGCGGAATCCGCCTGGTAGAAACGGCTCATTCGGGTTGGGGCGAAGGCCGCGCGGCGGCGCCGGCGAGAGACTGGCGACAGGAACGGATCGGCGCCAACCCTCCGGAGTCCGTTGTCTCGCTACGCGAGAACGTCTACCGCGCCGTCCTGGCCGCGTGCGGCATACCGCCGCCCCTTGTGTCCACGAATGACGGAACGGCGGCTCGGGAAGCCTGGCGGCGCTTTCTGCACGGCACGATCCATCCTCTCGGGGCGATGGTCGCGGAAGAAGCCGGGGCGAAGCTCGGGATCGATGTGGGCTTGAGCTTCGATAAGCTGTTCGCCAGTGACTTGACCGGGCGGGCACGTGCGTTTCAATCAATGGTCGGCGCCGGGATGGACACGTCAAAGGCGGCGAGCCTGGCCGGACTCATGGCGACGGAGGATTGATGAAGATCGATATTTCGTTCAAGGGCGCGTCGTTTGCAGATTACGAACGGGCATTCAGTCAACTCCCGGACATTCTGCAAAACGATGCGTACCGGCGAGCTACGATGCGCGTGGCCCGCCGCGCGGTCAGCATCGCGAAAATCATGGCGCCGGTCGATCCGCGTGGATTCAAGGATCCAAGGAAGCGGTACACGAGTCCATCCAACCTATTCGCCGCATCGGTTGGCCGCGGCGGATTCATTCGTGCCCGCGGGCGCCGGATCCGTAGTTACAAAGCCAAGATCGGCGCGGCGGTGGTAGTGGCCGCAGCGCCGCACGCTCACTTGATCGAATGGGGAACGACGGCCCGCCGCACGCGGACCGGCGCGAACCGCGGGCGGATGCCTGCCTTCCATACGCTCGAGCGTTCTGTAGACGTGGCCGGCACTCAATCGGCCAGGGACTTCGCGCGAGAGATCAACGTGACCATGAATCGAGTTGCGCGCCAGCTTCGATCCGGGAAGCTCTCGAAACGCACTCTGCGAGCCTTCGCAACGCTGGCATGAACATCCTTCTCCGGGCCGATCTGCGAGCTCTCGCGATCCAATGGGCAAGCGAGCTCGCAGACAAGAGGCTCGCGCCGGAAGCCATCGAACGGTTCTGCGCGGCGCTTCGGCAGGAAGCGGTAGCACGGTTGCCAATCCCGAAGAAGGGAGTGCGGATGAGCTCGGCTGAGAAGTCCATGAGGGCGAAGTACCGCCGGCGGGGAATCCCGATCGACGATGAGGACGAATGGGACGATGAAGCAGAAACGACGGAAATCGCAGTCTCTCGATGATGCTCGACGTGCGGATAAGGAATCCGTCAAGCAAAAGCGGCGCCATGCCAAGCAGCAAAGGCAGACACGGCGCCGCTGGATCTGATCACGTGTAGACGGGCCGGCCGGCGCCGTCCCTACTGTGCAAGACCCTTCCGATGGTGTTGTGGGCGGCGAGCTCGGGATCGAGCCCGGGCGCGCTTACAGTCTCGCTACGGCCGTCCGGGAGCCGGATCTGAGCTTTGCCGACGAAACCGGCGCCGCCTTCCGCCCGGAACACTTTGACGTCGATCGAGCCTGCCGCGCATGAGAAGTAGATCATCATCGGTTCCATCGGTTCACTCATGGGATTCTCCCGCGGTTCGGGCCGGATCGTGATCATGCAGGCACTCCGCGACGGTGCGGGCGAGATCGGACGTGGGAGGCCATAGGCCGGCACTCTCGAGATCCGTCATGACGGCCCTTGAGGTTGCGCCGTCGAACGGCGCCCCGCGGTTCGGACATGCCATCCAGAACCGCCAACCCGAAGCAGGATCGTCATAGCGCACGATGCGGGCGTCATGCTGGCCGGCGATGCGGTCAACGGCAGTCATGACGACGGAGGGAACCCGGCCGGCGCCGAGTCCGAAGAAGTGTTCACTCATGGGATTCTCCTGGTAGGGCAGGAAGGAAGGGCGGAGCGGCGACCGGCCCTACCCGGTCGTGATCCGCCCCTACCGGCCCGGAGAAGCGGTAGGGCGCGCGCGCTTGCGCGAGTCGCGATCGGAAGCCTTGCGGCTCCTGCGCTTCAATGAGGCTCCGGGCCGGCCCGACGAACGATACCGGCCGGCCGCCGGCACCGTCAATTCCGTGGACCGTGGGTTGAATCGTGGGTTAGACGGTTCCGGGAAGATGGGAAAGTTCCTGCACAATCATTCACTTACGCGAGAATGCTTGGCGGAGAGGGAGGGATTCGAACCCTCGGTACGCTATCAACGTACACACACTTTCCAGGCGTGCTCCTTAAACCGCTCGGACACCTCTCCCGGCGG